ATGTACCTTTTCTAAACTCTGAGCCATAAATAAATACTGTCCTTGTAAGTCCAGTTCCACCAACTTGTCCGCCAGCTTCGTAGTAAGCAACGTCAAAAGTTCCTGCCGCAGTATCTACCGCAGTAACGATACCTTTGTTCATTCCTGAACCAGCGTTATCAGAGATAACAACTGTTTGTCCTACTCTAATTGCAATGCTTCCAGTACCTGGTACAAGAGTATCATTTACTGTGATAGTTGCAGTGTCAGCCGCAGCTGATGCTCCTGATGCACAATTGGTATATTTAGTGTGTAATCTTCCTTGCTCAGCCCATTTGATAAGGTCAGAGTTAGAAGGCATTTCGGCTCCTACCATTCTTAAAAATCCAGAAATAGTACGATTGCCGTATCTTTCAAATTCCTTTTCATAAGTATCAGGTAGATACTGATTCAAGAAATCAAAAGTAGTGATATAATTTGAAGCCAAGGGGACTTGTTCCGCACTTGGTTGTAAAGCAAACCCTGGGGTTGCTTGAACTGCTCCAGCCATAATGTTAAATTTATTTTTTTGTTATACTTCTTATTTTTAGGCCTCTGCCCGAATCAGAGCCGACTGACCTTATTTTCATTCCCCCTTTATTAGTAACCTCTGGGGCTCTACGCTCACTCATATTTATGTTTTTAGTTTTGCGTAAAACATCTTCAGTTGCTTCTGATTTGCCTTGTTCGTAAAAAAACTTGGCAAATTTATCAGGGTTCATTGCAATTGCTAAAGCTCGGTGATAACCAGGCGCATCTTTTACAAACCCTTTATCATCCAAAAACTTCGTTATAAAGTTCATGGGTGTTTCTTGGTTTTTTTTGATTGCCTCTTTATCTCCAGGCGAGAACGTTATTGTTTTATCGTCAAGCACGAAATCAAAACCTTTGAAATCATTAGAAAACACCTCGTTGGTCTTTTTTAAAAACCAACTGCGTTTTAGCTCGTTCTCTTTTTCTTGAGATTTAGCAGATTCTAAGTATTGCCTATATTCAATTAATTCCTCATTTGCTTGAGAATCAACAGCCGAACTTGACTCAAGAGGCTGCTTATACAATTCCTTTTGCTCATTGAAAAACTTCTTTGCTTTAGCAATAGTTCTTTTCTTTGCTAATTTTACTTTTTTGATAACCGATTCTTCATCTACTTCTTCATCATATGAATAGTCTTCCATTAATGAATCAATATCTTCAGGGTCTAAACCCTCTCCTTCAGTTACTGTTAAGTATTCCCTTAGCAAAGAATCAGGAGTCATGGAGTTAAAGTCTTTTTGCAAACGCGCATAGTCTTCAAATCCTCTTCCTGTTTCTTTTTTATACTTTAGGTAAGCAGCAACATCTTCTGGCAATTCCTCTGCGGCTTCACGCTCTTGAATTAATTCATCAAAAGAATTGATTTGCTTACCGTATCTTTCTCCAATATATGTAAGAACTTGGTCTTCGGAAAGCTGTGGGGTTTGCTCCTCAACTTTCTCTTCTTTTACTTCTTCTTTTACTTCTTCTTTTACTTCTTCTTTTACTTCAGGGGTGTCGTTAACGACACTCTCTTCTGGGGTATCTAAATCTAAAGTGGTCTGTGTAGACTCTGTTTTTTCCTCAGATACTTCGTCATATTTTTGCTCATGCTTTTCTAAGAGCTCCTGCTCAACTTCTTGAACAGATTTTTGTTCAGGCGCGTCTAGCGCTCTTACTTTTAATTCCATTAGATATAATTTAGATTACAAAGTTATTAAAAATATAAATGCACTTTTTTGCATTATCTGGGCTCAAATTCTGCTAAATCAAATCCATCCAAACTATCCTCATTAGACTCAAATTTTTTGGGTGGAAGATTATTTTTTCTTTGAGATATTAATTGTGATTGTTCGCTGTTTTGCTGACTTATCCTGTCGCTTTTGGCTTGTTCTCTAGCACCCTCTCTAAAAGCTAAAGCTTCTTCACTTACATTCCTAAGCTGTAGATTGTATTGAAACTCCTGTTCCATTAACTGAGCTTTTAGCTGAGCTTCATTTTTATTTTTCTCAATTTCAAAAGCTACTTCAGCTTGTTTAACTTTCATTTTAGACTCGCCTTCAAGTTTTATTTTTTCAATAGCCAATTGTGCAGCCATCTCTTGTGACTTAAGTTGCTGTTGAGCAGTCATAGCTTGTTTTTGCATAGCCATTTTTTCATCACGCTCTTGTTTAGCAATTCTTTTTACTTTTAGAAGTTGGTTTGCTAGTTTTATGTTTTTAATCTCTCTGATGTCTATTGCATCCTCTAAATTAATATCTCCTTTAGATAAAGCCATTTGAATATTTTGTTCTAGCATAGCTTTTTGTTCTTCGTCAGGAGATAACTCTATAAAAATACCAAAATCATATATATAAAGGTCTGTAATTTCACTAAGTATACTTACGTTGTATTTGCCTATTTTATTAACGAAATCTTCTTTGAAGTCTGCGTATTCTAATATATCAGCTATTCTATAAGTAAGCGCTTCTGCTAAAGTTCTGTAAATATAAAGACTGCCATCTAGTATATGCCTGGTTGCAGTATTAGAATTTAACGCAGCAAGCTTTTGCACGCCAACCAAAGCATCTGGGTCTGGTGTAGTTCCATCTCTTGCTTCATTCAAACCTGTTACAGAGCGTATCATATCCAAATAATGATTGTAGTTAGTTATAAGCATTTGTGTTTTAGATGCCCCTGAATTACTTGTAAGCTCTTTTATAGGAACTCTACCTTGATTAAAATCTCCTTCTTGAGTGTAACTTCTTCCAACTACACTACCTGTTTGAAAATATAAACGCAAAGCATCTGAAGGGTCATACGCTGCACCCGTTCCCAGGTCTACTTCATTTAAGCCATCCGCATCTATGTAGACTCCATCAGGGACTGTTCTTGCAATAACTTGTTGTAGTTTTAAATGAGTTATTTGTATAAGGTCGGCAAAAGGTATCATTCTTCTCACTAAGGATTCAATAACTCCTTTATACATTCTAGGAGCTACAGCTATATAGTTTGGTAAAGCGTGTTGTGAAGAAGATTTTGGCCTTACCATATTTTTAGCAAGCTCCCATTTTAAAAGTATATTAGTTCCCATTACCATTATCCCCTCATACCATACATCTATAGTTTTTTCTATCTTTTCAAACTTTCCTTCTTCCAGCATTTCTTCTGGAGGATTGAAAGTATCGTCTTTTTCAATCATTTTAGAACCCCCGCCCTCAAGTATTCTTTTTTTATAAACCATTTTTTGAGTGGTTTTATAATTAAAATACATCAAAGTGCATGTGTCTCTGTAAAAAACATCATTTTCGTAAAACTGCGCAACATTGTAATAATCATACCAACTTTGTGAATATTTCGATATTTCATCTAAATCCTCACGAGTTAATTTAGGGTCTATTTTAAGGAGTTCCGCAATCGGTAGTGTTTTGATTTCACCCCAATAAAAGCAATCTTTAAAATGGGGGTCTTCGGTATAGCTGTACACCACATTAGCGGGGTCTACATAGGAGACTTGCACTCCAGCTCCAGGTAAAAATTCATGTTTAGCAACTGACATTCCCAAGACTGTAGAGTCATAATCCAATTGCTTTCTTATATCGTCATAATGGTTTTCAGAAAACATTGTATCTATAGCCTCCTCTTCCGCAATCTCTATAGCTGGCTTATAGTTTAAATTCATATATAGACTAAGCTCTTCTTCTGTAGAGGGTAAATCGTCAGGATTCATAACAAAAGGATTCACTCCCGTTTGTTCTTGAATGTCTGATAAAATATCTTTAGCAGCCATTTGACCTTCTATCATGTCTTGATACTTGCTGCGTTTTGCTTGTGAAAGTGCGTCTTGAGCATATGCTTTAACCTTGAACTCTCGGTCTTGCATTCCGTTGACAACTATATCTACAAATTTAGGTAAAATTGGCACTGGAGTCCAATCTAAGTTTAGATAAGATAAGTCTCCATCTACTGCTAATTCATTTTTATATTTTGCTATCGATTGCTCTCCTCTGGCGTAAAGACGAAGTCTGTGAAAATCTCGCCATTGATTATAATATCTACATTGATTTCCATCTTTCTTAAACCATTCGTATTGTATTGCTTGACCTATTTGAAGACCAAACTCGTCTGTTGCCTTTTCTGCATCAGAAACAAACTGGCTAGGAAAATATGTAGATGATATGTTTATAGTAACATCTTTCATCTATGTAATTAATTCACTTATTGTTCCTTTATTTGTATACCTTGCAAAGTTAAGGTTTATTTTTGATTGTTTTTTCTGGGGTAGATACATATGTTTTTGATTTGCCATAATAGCTAGGCCCGAACTTATAGTAGCATCAAACTTTGTTCTATTGTTAACATCAAACTTAGCCCAATCCTCTAAAGTTCTAGTAAACATCATAGAACCCATCTCATCTTTTTCTCTCAAACTACCTTCAAAATCTATTCCTACATATTTTTCTATGTATGACTCTATTGCTGCTGCATGAGATTGCTTTACATCTTCAGAGCTATTAGGTATACCACCTAGCTCTTTTTCAGATTTTGATAATTTAGAATAATGTTTATCTGGCCTATTCATGCAAAAAGCTCTGTAACCTCTATTTTTAAAATGATATAGCAATCTAGGTTTATTATTTTCAATAAGAATAGGCATGCCATATAACACGCAAGCCATAAGAACTTCTTCAAAAAATATTTCAGCAGTTTGAGGTCTAGCTATGTATTCCAAAAAAAACTCATTAGATGGCGCTTCTTCCATACTAAACTTTGTTAGGCCATGGAGCGCTCCATTTGAACCGCCACCTCCTACAGTGCCAGAAATATCATAACTGTCGCAGCCAAACGCTCCTATATGTTCGTTCCCTGGATACTTATAACCATTTCTTTCTATCACTTTGTTTTGAACACCTTTATTTGGAACCCAACTTATTAAAAATCTGCCACGACTATCAGGCTTAAAAACTACCTTACTGTCTTTAATACCATTTTGCCAGGACATATTTCCTCTTGTCAAGTGATGTTCTTTTATTAAAGAATCATTATAATCAATCTGCTGGTATATTTTAGTAAGATTAAAAATTGACGCTTTACTCTCGTCTCTAAAAGCATGAGACTCTGTTCTAGGAAACTGCCTATAATATTCATTAAGTGCGTCTGGGTCAGATTTTAAAGATTCCACCTCTGCCTCCCAATAGTCAATAGCCCCATTATCTATCCACTCTCCATCTACTCCTTTAACCTTATCTTCGCTTCTTCTTAAAACAGGATGCCCATGTATATCAATAAACCCTTCCATATTATATTCCATAGGAATAAACAAAGAATATAGTCCGCTTTTAGTTTGTCCGTTAGCGTTTCTTTTTGATATATCTGAATCCTCATATAATCGTTTGAAATTTTTCCCTCCTTTATCTAAAGAATTAGAAGTTGAACCCATTAAACATTTTCCAATTATTCTACTACCCAATCTTAAACAAGTTTTGGTGACTCTCCAATTGTTTAATATATTATTAGGCTTAATCCATTTTCCGCTTTCGTCATGAACTAAAAGCAATAGTTTTTCTCCATCATAAGAGTTATCATCTGTATTCTTCCAATCAATGGTAGTATCAAGACCTGACAACTCTTCATCAACGGTTTCGTACATATTTTTTTTAGTAATTTTCGATGCGGGTATTCTAAAAGCTAATTCTGTTTTAGGCTTGTCCATACCATCTTGAATGGGCTTAAAAAAGAATGGCAGCCTGCTAGAGATAGGCACTACTTTATCTGTAAACATTTTTTTAGAGTCCGACCCTGTCTTAGAAAGTATTCCTACTCTAGAGTCTTTAGCAAGAGTGCCTATGTTTACACATTCTGAAGAGCCCATAAAAGAAAACCCAGAGCGTCTTATTTTTAAATATATCATTCCAAAGCTTCTTTTGTCTGCTCTACACGCTTCCCAAAATATAAAAAACAATCTATTAGCTTCTCTAAAATCTGGAAACCCAACATCTATAGTCGACCACTGTAGATACATATAATGAGAGCCAGTTATATAAGTAGGGATGCCATTGTTCATAAACCAGTGGCCTTCTTCCCTTTTATCAAATTCTAGCTCTATATATTCTACCCATTTACTTTTAAAAGCAGATGGCATATCGTTCCATTGAAAAATAGAATATATTTTAGAAAGTTCTTTAGGGTATTCTTTTCGCTCCCAATATTGCTCCGATTTAGTTTTAGAACGCGAACTAACTTTGGCTGGTTGTTTAGGCAGTCCAACACGAAGTCCTGATATTTCTATAACATCCCCAACTTGCCCTGTTTTAGATATAACTATAAAATCATATTTTTCATTATAACCATACTCCCAGCTTTTAGCTCTGTTTTTATTAAGCCTTACTGCATTTGGAATATATTTATCTAATACCTTATACATTTATTTAGATTTTCTTTCTGCAAAACCTTGTTTTGTTTCTACCTTCGAGCCTCCTTGTTTTGAAAGCTT